CAGCCCGGCGTCGAACTCGTGTGCTTCCAACCCTTGCTGCGCAGGAAGGCGTCGATGCGATGATCCAGCATCTCCCCCTGGTAGCGGATCTCGTCCACCTCCGTGATCGGGCCGCCCTCCGTCCAGTTCACCGCGCTGTCTTCGTCAATGCACATGGGTCACTCCTCCGAAGTTGAGGCCGATGGGCCAGTCCGCTGCACTGGCACGTAGGTCACTTCTTCTCCTTGGGCGCCGTGACCTCGATCGTTGGACTCGCGGGTTTGACGGTCAGGACCGCGTCCAGGACGAGGCGTTGTTCTTCAGGTAGCTCTTTGTACTTCTTGACGTTCAGGTCGGCCTTCCACTTGAAGAAGTTGCCCGTCCACGCCTGCTCGGCAATGAGGGCTTGCGCCGCCTCGTCGTCGACCTTGCGGTCGAGCTTGTAAGTTGCCTTGAGCGTGTACCCCGACCCAATGTCGAGCGAGTTCGTGCCTTCCTTGGGACTCGGGAACGCCAGTGAAAACACGGCGGCGCGCAACTCGCGCTCTCGCTCGATTTTCTTTTGCGCTTCGGCGGCCTCTTGCTTGGCCGCATACCATTGTTCGAGCAGGACACCTAGTTTGAAATCCATCGCGTTACGGCACAATACAGGGGGCAACGTAAGCAGGGCCACAAACTTGGAGAATACAAATGAACCCAAACGCTTACGGTCAAACCTCGAGCCAGTATAAGGTAATGCCCTGCGATGAACCTGACCAACATACCGCCCGAGCTCCGGGCGTTGCAGCAATGGGTCTGTGCTCGACCAGATAAGATCCCTCTCGACCCGAAGTCTGGACGTGTTGCCTCGGTGACCGACCCGAGTACATGGGGATCGTTCGAGGTTGCAGTGTCGACCGGGTTAAATGTGGGCTTCGTACTAACGGAGCACGATCCCTACTGCATCATCGACCTAGACAACAAAGAGAGCGACCCGGCAACACAGGAGCAAGCGGACTTGCACCGCCGGATCCTCGACGCCTTTGACTCATACACAGAGCTCAGCTTCTCTGGCCGCGGTTACCACGTTGTCGTGCGCGGTCGTGTGCCCGTAGGTGTCCACAGTCGCGACAAGGTCGAGGTCTACTCGTCGGGGCGTTATATGCTCTTCACGGGCGACGTCATCCGCAACGCTCCAATCACCGACCAGCAGGCGTTACTCGACAGGCTGTTCGCCGAGATGCAGCCTGCACCGACCGCCCAGCTCGAGGAACGCGAAGAGCTCCTCACCGACGACGCAGTCATCGAAATGGCCATGAGTGCCGTCAACGGCGAGAAGTTCGCAGCCCTGGCTCGAGGCGAGTGGTCCGACCTCGGTTACCCCTCTCAGAGCGAGGCGGACTTCGCCTTGCTCTCGATGCTCGCGTTCTACTCGCCTAGCGACGAGCAAGTGCGACGCATCTTCCGAATGACCTGGTTGGGACAGCGTCCAAAGGCAACTCACAATAACAAGTATCTAGACCGTGCGCTGTCTAAGATTCGCGCGCAACTCAAGGTTCACGAGGTCAACATCGAAGGCCTCAAGGCGAAAGCTCAGCAGGTTGCAATGCCGCCAGAGCAAAAAGAAGCCCCTCGGCCCGAGATACCTCCGCCAGCGCCAATCACCTTCCCGCCAGGTCTCGTCGGTGAGGTAGCACAGTACATCCTGGACAACGCCGTGCGACCTGTGCCTGAGGTTGCCCTTGCCGCCGCACTAGGGTTGTGTGCAGGCGTCGCAGGGCGCTCCTACAACGTGTCCGGGACAGGCCTCAACCAATACATCATCCTGCTCGCCAAGACAGGCTCGGGCAAGGAAGGCGCGCAGTTCGGTATCGACTCACTGGTCAACGCCATACGCCCAACGATCCCAATGGTGGATCAGTTCATTGGACCTGGGATGTTTGCCTCTGGCCAAGCGCTCATTCGAGTCCTCGACGACCATCCGTGCTTTGTGTCGTTATTAGGCGAGTTCGGTCTGTTGCTCAAACAAATCTGTGACCCTCGAGCCAATAGCGCGCAGGTAATGCTTCGCCGCGTGTTGCTAGACCTCTACCTAAAGAGCGGCGCAAACTCGACGCTTCGGAGCTCCGTCTACTCGGACAAGGAAAAGAACACCAAGATGGTGCAGGCGCCAAGCCTCACGATCCTAGGCGAGTCAACACCTCAAAGCTTCTATGACGAGCTCGCCGCCCAGCACATCGCCGAAGGCCTCATACCTCGGTTCTCAATCATCGAGTACACCGGCCACCGCCCGCCTCGCAATGAGCACCAGCAGCCTCCAAGCAAAGAGCTCCTAGACAGGTTCTCGAGACTAGTCGTAGTGGCCCTAACAACCATGAACAACCGAGCCACGTGCAACGTTCAAATGACCGACTCGGCCCGAGACCTCCTGGATCGTTTCGACCGCGTTTGTGACAGTCACATCAATGCTGGCAACGACATTGAAGTCGAACTTTGGAACCGCGCACACCTGAAGGTACTCAAGCTCTCTGCCTTAGTTGCAGTCGGACTCAACCTCGACAATCCAGTCATTGATGAAGCATGCGCAAGCTGGGCTGCATCGTTTGTCCACAATGAGGTCAACCGAGTGGCGTCTAGGTTTGCCTCCGGCGACGTTGGCACGGGTGACTCAAAACAGGTCTATGATCTCCGACGCATAATCGAGTTCTACTTTACGTGCGAGTTCGACCGAGTTGCGCCATACGAGGTCGACGAAAGATTGTTCAGGAAGCGACTGTTGCCGTACTCCTACCTTTCGAGACGAACGATGAACCTTTCGTCGTTCAGGAATGACAGGTTAGGTGCCACAAATGCGCTCAAGAGAACAATCCAGTTGCTCAAAGAGAGTGACTTGATTGCAGAGGTCCCTGTGTCACAAATGAACAAGCTCTTCGGCTCGAGAGCAATCGCATTCGCTCTAACTGGTATGTCACCCGCGAATTGGTATAGACTACCCAATCCGTAGGTAACGTATTGTGGGGACGAGGAAAAACCTGTTAATTGATACACCAATTATGCAGATTAGGTGTTACTAAAAAACTCTCAACTAGACTAGGTCTCCTTAACTAGGAGTTACTGTACTATTTATATTTTTATATGTGTAATAAATACAAGGTAACTCGTTACAGGACGCGGAGTAGCGAGTAAGAAGTGGTCCTTTGGTGTTGTATAGGAGATTGTTCAATGGCAAATTCGAGCAAAGCGAAAGGGTACAGAGGAGAGGTCGAGGTCGTGGAGTTGCTACAGACAATTCTGAACGAGGAATGTGACAAGGCATGTGTGACTCGGATTGAGCTACAGCGAAGTCCTGCTGGACGTGATATTCGAGGATTGCCTTGGATCGCGATTGAGGTGAAGCGACGTGAACAAGACGGCGAGTCGAATGTTCTTGCTTGGTGGAATCAGACTAAGGCGAATGCTCTACCTGGACAGTTGCCAGTCTTGATTTGGCGACGTAACTTCTCGCCTTGGAAAGTGCGAATGTTCGCTCGGTTGCCCGTGAGGTTCGACGCCAAGGACGGACCGTTCATTCAGGCGCCTGTGGACATCCCGTTCACCACGTTCGCGATCTGGTTTCGAGAGCGGGTCCGAGTGTGTCATCTCCGAACTACTGGCTAACGAGAAAGCGAGGACAGACAATCATGGGCAGGAGGTATCACAATGAACAGCATCAAGAGGTTCGCGATGGACGAGAGCGCACCGACGGCGGTCGAATACGCTCTGATGGTCGCGGGGATCGCAGTCGTGATCATCGCGGCGGTGTTCTTGCTCGGGGGTCAGGTCAACAACACGTTCAGCAAGGTGACGGACAAGCTCGAGCAGCCCCAGCAGTCGAACTGAAGTTCGTCCGGCTTCTCTTTTGCCATCTCCGGGGCAAGAGAACCAAGCACGTCCGCCGCATCGCTGCGTTCACGGCCGACTCGAAGTTCTGTCGACTCTGGAACCAGGCTGGCGGCTGGCTCGAGGCAATGAGCTCGGACTCGGTTGAGATCCTCGGTCCAGCGACTAGGGACGCAATCTGCGATGAGCTCGTTCGCCTTGCGGATCTCCGTGATGCTCGACTCGTGTACTCTCGACGAGGTTGGGAGATTGAGTCGTAGCGATTGGGAGGTGCTGGGCTGGATCACTCTAGCTCTAGCACTACTGCACTTGATCGTGTAGTGTGGCTTTGGGCGTGAGTCACCACGATCGCCTGACGCCATGCCAGGTAAGGCGTGAACCTGGTCCTGTGAAGCCTTAGTTCGACTCTCCCCGAGCTGAACTAAGGCTTCACTTGTCTTCACCTACGACGCTAGGTGTTCGTGCTGGTCTTCGTGTGTACCCTTGGCCATGCGTACACTTCAGCCTCACAAGCTCTTCGCCGATGAGTTCGTGTCGGCCGGCGACGTGCTTGTGTCGGAGCCGGTCGACATCGAAGCTTTCCGCCATCTGGCGCTCGACACTCGGGTGCTGGGTGATCTCGAGGTCGAGTTCCTGGCCGAGGTCAACCACGCCTCGGAAGGCGAGATCAAGCGCGGTGACGATGTGGACAAGTGGGTCGAGGACCCCGCGTACGACCTGAGCTACGAACCCGCCGCCATCGACCCGGACGTGGGGATGCAGCGCTTCTACGAGTGGACGGATGAGACGCCTGCTGCCGAGTCGCTCGTGCCGGACTTCGCGACTGTCGAGGCTCTGCCTGCTTGCACCGCCTCCGGCTCTGGTGTCGGTAAGACCCTGACGTCTACCACGCTCGGCGTGCTGCTGGTGGTCGACGGGCACAACGCGGTCATCGACGAAGTGGTGCTGGTCAAGGACCAGGCTAACCCGAAGGATAACGGCATCTACAAGGTGACCGACAATGGGGCTGTCGGTGGTCACAACTGGATTCTGACCCGTAGTACGTCGTACGACGCCAGCAACGAGGTCGAGTCGGGTATGGTCTTCGGGCCCATCGCCGACGGTACCGTGAACGAGGGCAAGTCCTTCATTCTGTCGGGCAAGCCGTTCTCGAAGGAGTGGACGTCCTGCGCTCGGCGCTTCCGGTTCACCGCCACTGTGACGGCGGGAACCGGGGGCAAGGTTCAGTCTCATCTGTTCGCGAAGGAGTAGCTCGATGAACCGTGTGCTCGCGTTCGCCGTTGCGTTTCTCGTCTCGTGGTCTGCCTCGGCGCAGGTCTCTCGACCTGCGGTGATCGCAACGCCTGGAGGCAATGACCAGGACGTCCAGTACAACAACGCTGGCTCTCTCTCAGGATCGGACGATTACAAGTTCGACCGTACTGCGCGGCAGCTGACTCTCAGGTACTCCGCCGGTCAGCCGACCTTCCGCCTGAGAAGCGGGGCCACGGCCATCAACGACTACCTCGGCTTCTACGAGTTCGCGTCGAACGCTGGGTCGCGTCTTGCGTACGTAACCGCAAAGATGTCGAGCTACACGGATCAAGGACAGATCGAACTTTGGGCAAAGACCCATGGTGGCGGAGACTCGTTGCTGTTTACGGCGAATCCCTCCGTGCTGACTGTGCTGTCCGATTGGGCAGGTGTGGGCTCTTTGACGCTGTCGGGGCTGGGCAACTTCGTCGGTGGTCTCGAGGTTACCGGCGGGTCGTACGGAGGGCTGGGCGGTAATGCCGGCGCGTACTCGAACTCAACCGATGGCCTGGTCATTGCGGCTAGGAATGCCTCGGGTACCGAGTTTGCCCTGATCGATTCTCGAGGCAGCTCAATCTTCGACTCGCCTCACGTCTCGTCAGGCGCCACACCGTCGCGCTGGTATGGCGTACCAACGTTCTACAGTCAGATGGTGATCAACGCTGGGGCCGTCGTCTCTGGCGGGTCGTATGGAGCGCTGGGCGGTGCTGGAGGTTTCTACTCCAATTCGACCGATGGTCTCGTGCTGGTTGGGCGCTCAGGTTCAACGACGGACTTGATCTTCATCGATTACAAAGGCAGCTCCGTCTTCGACATTCCTCATACGAGTATGGGCTACTCGCCGTTCCAAATCTACGGCGACATCATTCTGGGAGGCAATCGGTATACCTTCCCGTCGTCTGCCCCGTCGGTCGGCCAAGCGTTGACGGCGGCGAGCGTAAGTGGCAGCAATGCGACGCTTACCTGGTCAAATGCGACCGGCTCGACTGGTTGGCAGGCTCGCGTCTGCAATCACATGCAGGCAAAGAACGGAATCAGTTCCGACGACGTAGGATGCGAGACTGAGGATTTCGGTGACACAGTTCATTGGGCTACGTCGTACGGAACTACGACGCCTATCTCGTCAAATAACGGCGGAGTCGTTAGCCTTCAGGCTGCCGAGCTCAAGCGTGCTGGATTGCTTGTCAAGAGCGGCGATGCGTTCTCGGTTTACGCTCGCGTCAAGTATGTTGCCTTTGCAAGCTGGTCGTCTAGTACGGGCCACTATGCCGGTATTCAGACAACGGATGGCACAACGTTCGGGACTGGCCCAACGGTATTCGACCAGACCTACACTGCAAACTACGGAAAGATTGTCGCAGTAGGGTCATCGGGCACTCTCAATTCAGGAGTTGATGTTTCTGCTGGCACTAGCTGGCTGGAAATTTGGCTTCACTACGACGGCAGCACAGTCACCCTCGAAGTAACGGGCGCATCAGACCAGACAATGAGTACTGCCTCGTTCGGCTTCCCAGGAACCCCGGTCTACATGCATCCTGCTCTAGGTACGCCTAACGCAGGCAGCGGACCGCAGTTCTACGTCGACAGGTTCGCGATCTCTTACAAGCAAGCCAACTGACAGGCATGGTCCCTTCACTCTGGCATACGCTTGACCCGAACGGAGGTAGAGATACCCGAAAGGGCTACTCCCGTTCATCGATGCTGAGCGCTAAGGGTCTCGCTAAGAAGACGGTTGCGTCTCTTCAAAGCGCATTACCTCACGGCGAGAATCAGTACCTCACGATTGCCATAAAGGCAGGGGACCATAGCGACAAGGATTTACACCTTCACATCCCGCCGGGTTTTCGAGAGGTCCATATCGTCGCTACTGGCGACTTCTCAGATACGACGGACGACCAGGGTAGAAGCGGAGCAGAGACCGCTCTAGCTGGGCCAAACGAAGACGGGTCGTTCACCGTTGCCCCAGGTGCGACCGAGGCTGAGTGGGGTATCGCAGCGGGCGAGCTGCCGACGGACTTCTCTATCCGGTTAAAGCGTGTCCGCTTCGCTAACGGAGTCGTTACGGGTGTCCGCTCAAACACCGCCGACTCAATCCAGGGCTGTGACTTGCTACAGGCTGCGCCGGCTGGCGGCTCCAAGTTTTGGATCGAGCAGCCTTCAACGACCTTCGACACGGTTCGCATTGTTCACCATTCTCCCGTGGTACTCCGCGGCATCGTTGCATTGAACAATGGCAATGATGCCTTTACGGTCAAGGGCCCTGGCTCGGCTAGTACGCTAGACACAGGTGTCACCGCGAAGCTGGTGTTCTGCGAAGCTCGTGGAACCGGAGTAGACGCAGTATCCCGTCTGTATGACCAGCAACATTGCGTCACGGCTCCAGCTTATCAGCCCTTAGATGGGTCGCCTCTGGTCAGCGTTGGTGTCGGGTTCCGTTGCAATCGCCTCGAGACTGTACGCGTACGACAAATCGCATTGCTCTCGGCAGGCGCTCTCGGAGGGGAAGCTAACAGCTCATTCCGCCGCGTTGAGCTCGGCTACATCGGCGGAGGCTGCGTATTTCGCTCCATTAGACTACTGAGTTGTGGACACAAGACACCCGCTCCCGGCCAGCTTACCTTCCGGTCATTTGTCATTGGCTACCATGACGAGATTGCCGGGGCTGTTGGAACTACTCCGCCCCTGTTTGAGAACGGTGATGCGGAAAACAACTGCATCGCCGTCTGGGAGTCTAACGGTGCCTTTGACGGTTTGGAGCTCAAGACAGGCCATGCCGGTTCGCATGGTATCTCACTCATAGGTCATGACCTCCAGCTAAGTCTTGCTCGGATTACCGGGCAGGTTCATCGTTCAGTAATTACAGCGTGCGAGCAAAATGGTTGGTTCGCAAAGAACAGCACGCTAATGCTGGACGAGTCAACAATTACATGCACACCTGACCTGGAAGCTGGTGGCTATCCTGCAATTCAAGAAGCCGCGCGTAGCGTTTCTAGTTTTGCCCTTGCCGATCTCGCGAGAACCAACTTGGTCGACGACGAGGGCAACAATTGGATTGGCTCTGGTAAAGATATCATTGGCCGCAACCAGTGTATTCGCGTTATTGCGGATGAGGAGATTAAGGCTGGCGCTGCGGTTCGTGCGTCAGGATCTCTGTATGGTGAGGTTCTTCGAGTTGTAAACGCTCAGGGAGACTCAGCCGAAAACGCAAGGGTTCTAGGCTATGCACTTCATCGAATGCCCGCGAATGGCTGGGCGGGATACATTGCCTGTGACGGTATGCCCCGCGCTCGGTTTGGGTCTTCGCCGTCAACCGACGCTAGAGTGTACCTGTCGCCTACGGTGCCAGGTGAACTGACGACCGTAACAAATGACTATCCTGTTGGGGTCATTGCTTCAACTGCGGTCCTCGCGGATTCGAAGTACCACGCAAGGGTTCGGCGATGAAGCGATGGAAACTCATACGCCACGGCTTGCGTGCCATTGGTGTAGGCCTCAGCACCGCCGGTTTACCACTCGTCGAGAAGCATCCGTGGGCCGGTAGCGCGTTGCTCGTCGCTGGTGCTGCGCTCGGGTTCCTAACAGTCGACCTGCCTCGAGACCCCTGGACGAAGGAAGAGCTCGAGGCGTATCGCAAGCGTGCTCGCCGATCGACCAGGCAGAATCCTCTGATGGGCTTTCTCCTTCGACTGAAAGGAGCGCGTGGTGTCCGATGAGTCGAAAAACGGCAATGGCGGAGACGAGTGGAGCGACACCAAGACACCCACTGGATACGCGACGATTGCGCGTGTCGCGAAAAAGGCGCTTCACGATCAGTTTGAGAGCTTGCGCGTTGCTGCAATCAACGGCCTGGCGCTGGCAGACGCTCTCGAAGGACTTAGCGAGCCTTCTCTTAGGGCATGCCTCGAATCCCTCGAGAAGCAATGCAGAGATGCCGGCCACCTCTGCCACACAACGGCCCGTGCCCTTCACGACCTCTTGATGGAGCGCAAACCGAAGGAGGAATAGATGGCCGCAATCACCGGACAGCAAATTCAGCAAACGCCACCGCCCAATTGGGGTGACATCGGGCGCCGCCTCGGACGCCTAGGAGCGCGTCTGGTGGCGCTCGGACTCGGCGCAGGTGCCGCATACATTGGGCACCGCTATGGTCTGTACGTAGGGACTGCGGCCGGCACGGCTGCGGCGGCCATCGCGCACGAAGTGACACCGCTGCTCACTGGCGGTGAGGTGATCGAGCCCACGTCACTGCCGAGCGACAAGTAACCTGTCATGTCTCGTCTCCAGCTCTCGGCCAACTTCGCCATTGAAGAGCTGGACTGCCATGACGGTACTCACGTACCGCCCGAGCTCCTAGACAACGCTCGTGCCGTGGTTGTGGACATCGCGCAACCATTGCGGGACTGGTACGGGAAGAAGCTGGTGGTAGTCTCTGGTTACCGTACCCCTGATCACAACCGCGCTGTCAAAGGGGCACCGCTCTCTGATCACCTCACGGCTCGAGCGCTGGATCTCAAGCCGGAGGACGGTCGGGTCGGTGCGCTGGCGCGACTCATCAAGGAGAAAGTCGACGAGGGCAAGTTGCCGTCGTTGGGGTATGTCGAGATCTGTCCTCAATGGGTTCACGTGAGTCTTCGAGCAAGGGTCAATGGCAAGGTGGTCTGGCAGAGATTGGATCCGAACACAGGCAAGAGAGAACCGATCGTCGTCTGACAGTGTCGGACGGCCGTCTGGCAGGAGGTTCCTGTTTAGATGAGACCTCGTAAAGCAACGATCCCACGCGACCCGAATTCGGCCCGCCAGCAAAAGATACAACGGCGGACGGAGGAGAATCTTAGTCCCTTCGAGAAAGAACGGCGGGACAGATTCATCGCCGAATACCTGGTCGACTTTTGTGGGTCTCAGGCATGGCTACGCGCCGGCTTTGCTCCAAAGTACCGCTATCAGGGAGCAAGCACGATGCTCAGCGAGCCATACGTAGCCGCGCGTATCCGTGAGGCTATTGACGCCGCCGAGGAATCCAACCTCATCAATCGCAATCGCATCATTGCGGGGCTCGTTCGAGAGGCAAACTTTCTAGGCATCAACGCCTCTCACAGCGCGCGCGTGACCGCCTTCAACGTGCTCGCAAAGATCCTCGGCCTAGAGGCACCGCAAAAGATTGAGCACAGCGGCGGCGTAATGCTCTGCCCAATGACCATGAAAATGGACGATTGGGAGCGCACCGCCATCGAGACACAGGCCAAGTTGAAGGCCAATGTCCGAGACTAACGTCATCTGGTCGCCCTTACCGGGCTCTCAGATGCTGGCGCTCGCCTGTCCGTGCAGCCACATCTTGCTAGAGGGCACTCGGGGTCCAGGCAAGACCGACGTTCAGCTCATGATGTTTCGCAAGAACGTTGGCCGAGGCTACGGCGCGTTCTGGCGTGGCATCATTTTTGACCGCGAGTATAAGAACCTCGACGACGTTGTCTCAAAGTCAAATCGCTGGTTTCCACAGTTCGGAGACGGCGCGAAGTTCCTGTCGTCGCACGCGGATTACAAATGGGTCTGGCCGACGGGCGAAGAGTTGCTATTCCGCCAGGTCAAACGGACCTCGGATTACTGGTCTTACCACGGTCAGGAGTTCCCGTTCATTGGTTGGAACGAGCTAACGAAGTATCCGACGAGTGAGCTCTATGACTTGCTTATGTCGTGTAACCGTTCGTCGTTCTTGCCTGAGCGCTATCCGCTCAAAGACGGTTCGTTGTTGCCAGAGATCCCGTTGGTCGTTGTGTCAACAACGAATCCCTACGGGCCCGGGCACAATTGGGTTAAGCATCGGTTCATCGACGTTGCTAATCCAGGGCAGGTCGTAAAGCGCACGGTCGAGATCTTTAACCCTCGGACTCAGCAGCGGCAGGAGGTCACGCGATCGCAAGCTCGGATCTTCTGCTCTTACAAGGAGAACAAGTTCCTTTCGCCTGAGTACATTGCTGAGATCACAACGACCAAAGACCCCAATAGGCGAAAGGCCTGGCTCGAGGGTGATTGGAATATCGTTGCTGGCGGAGCTCTAGACGACCTCTGGAGTAACGAGATACACGTCCTGCCACGGTTCAGGATCCCGAGCACGTGGAAGCTGGACCGTTCGTTGGATTGGGGATCTGCACGACCGTTCTCCGTTGGCTGGTGGGCGGAGGCAAACGGTGAAGAGGCGGATGTCGAATTCGCGGGTCGCACCTATCCGTTCTGCCCGCCGCCAGGCTCATTGATCCGTTTTCACGAGTGGTACGGCACCGAGGAGATTGGGACCAATCGCGGTATCCTAATGTCCGCTCGGGATGTGGCCAACGGGATTCTCGAGCGCGAAGAACTGTTGCGGCAACAGGGGTGGATTACAGGCAAGGTTAATCCCGGTCCCGCTGACAACTCGATCTATGCAGTTGCCGAGCTCGAGACTGACTCGGTCGGGCGACTAATGGAAGATGCTGGTGTCTACTGGACGCATAGCGACAAGGCACCTGGCTCGAGGAAGAATGGCCTGATCGCTATTCGGGATCGTCTCGAAGCTAGCCAAAAGCGAGAGGGTGCCGGCCTATACGTTATGTCTCATTGCCTGTCAACGCTCGCGCTGTTCCCGGTCATCCCTCGGGATCCGGACAAACCTGAGGACGTTGATACGGAAGCAGAGGATCACATCTATGATGAGATCCGTTATCGAGTGCTGGCAGGCAAAGGTCGCTTTGGAACTGTGAACGTGACGTTCGCTCACTAGGAGTCAACATGCCCGTCAATTACCAACGGCCGGAAGTCCTGAAGGAGCTCCACAAGTGGCAGCTCATTCGGGATTGCGTGGAAGGTGAGCGATCGATCAAGCACCGAAAGGAGGCATACCTTCCTCGACCAAATAGGGAAGATGTCTCGAACGAGAACAAGATTCGTTATGAGGACTACCTGCGTCGTGCAGTGTTCTACAACGTGACCAAACGAACACTGGACGGTCTGCTCGGACAGGTCTTCCGCATTTCGCCGGTCGTCGAGATTCCCAATGCGATGGACGTGCTCAAGGAAGACATCGACGGCGCCGGTGTTGCTCTCGACCAGCAAGCCAAGCGTTCGGTCTCGAGCGTGCTTTCGTACGGGCGCTCTGGGCTGCTCGTTGACTATCCTCCTGTCGAAGGACCAACGACTCAGGAGCAACAGCAACAGGGTTTCGTGCGACCAATCGTCACGCAATACGAGCCGTGGCAAATCATCAACTGGCGCACGATAATCGTTGGCGCCAAGCGCGTCCTGTCTTTGGTCGTTCTGGAGGAACCGTTCCCGTACTACGATGATGGGTTCGAGGTTCGCATGCTCGATCAGTGGCGTGTGTTGAGACTCGACCCGTCGACTTTGACATACTTTGTCGAGATTCACCGTCAGGCCTCCCCGAACAAGTCCTCGTCCCTCGGGTTCGAGATAGTCCAGCGGTACGAACCGAAAGGCGGCGACGGCAAGGGTCTCAAGTTCATCCCATTCCAATTCATGGGGTCGATGAACAACGACGAGTATGTCGACAGCGCTCCAATGTACGACCTCGCAACGTTGAACATTGGCCACTACCGCAATTCGGCGGACTACGAAGAGGCGTGCTTCCTGGTCGGTCAGCCGACTCCGTACGTCTCGGGCGTGACGCAAAACTGGGCTGAACAGGTTCTCAAGGGTAAGATTCAGCTCGGCTCTCGAGCCGTGATTCCACTTCCTGCCGGCGGCGCTGCGGGTCTCCTCCAGGCCGCGCCGAACTCCATGCCAAAGGAGGCAATGGAAGCGAAGGAACGTCAGATGGTTGCCCTCGGCGCTAAGCTCGTCGAGACCACGACTGTTCAACGAACGCTAGGGGAGGCGCAGTTAGAGGAAGCGTCAGAGACGTCAATCCTCTCGACTGTCGCAACCAACGTGTCTAGAGCGTACGTCGCTGCGCTGCAATGGTGCGCGATGTTTGCCAACGTCGCCGATACGGTCGACTACAAGCTCAGCACCGACTATCCGTCGAACCGTCTGACTCCTCAGGAGCGTACGGCGCTACTGGCGGAATGGCAGGGCGGTGCCATCGCGTTCTCCGAGATGCGAGAGAAGTTGCGCCAGGCTGGCGTCGCGACTCTCGATGACGAGGAAGCGAAGTCCGAGATTGAGACGAACCCGCCTCAGGGTGTCCCAGGTCTCAACGACCCCAACGCTGATCCGAACGCCGATCCCAACCCGTAATGAAGGTCTTGTATCTCTGTAGCTGTCTACTCGACGAAGTTGAGGTCGAGGTTCCGGATCGAACGGACGGCGAGGACGTAGTCCATTGGGTCCGTGACGTAATAGGTGGGGCTGTAGGAGCAGACCATAGCCGTCGAAGTCCATACTGCCAAGAGACCAAATTAAGCTACGTCAAAATTCCAATTCCCAAAGGTACGGATCAGCTCGGTATGCCTGTGAAGCAGTAATGGCGACGTCGCGCTATCTCATCAACGTCTTCACCAGGCATCAAGTTTATCTTGAGCGCCTGAAGGCTGGACTCATTGGTGAGTTCGATCCAACCATGCGCGCCATTGACAAGGCGGTCATTCGCGCGCTGACGGAGGCTCGTGTCCAATCGCTTAGTGAGTTGAACACACGGCAACTGAACAAGCTGGTTGATAACGTCACTGCAATTGAGGACAAGCTGCTCGGGCAGTATGCTAAGAAGCTGAGCGACAGTTTAAAGGGCGTAGTTGAGTATGAGGCGCAGTTCGCCGAGAAAGCTCTTGGACGCGCCATGGCTTCGGCTGACGAGACTTCGCCGGCAAAGAATGGCGAGTTGTGGGCGGAGGTTCAGTCCCAGCCTGTACAGGCAACGGGCCAGCTTCTCGAGGCGTTTACGGCGAAGTGGTTGGAGAAGGATGTGGTCAAGGTTGAGGCGGTCATTCGCAATGCCCATGCTCAAGGCTGGAACATTCAGCAGACCGTTACGGCAATCAGAGGCACCAAGAAAGCGCAGTATGCCGACGGGGTTCTGGCTGGTACGCAACGCGATATTGAAGCTCTGGTCAGGACCTCGGTGCAGCACGTCAGCAACGTCGCAAGGGAGATGACGTGGGACGAGAACCAGGACATCGTAATCGGGGTGCGCTTTATCGCTACGCTAGACAGTCGCACGACCGAGCAATGTGCAGCGCTGGACCAGATGGTGTTCCCGCTGGACGAGGGACCGCGGCCGCCTTTACACATCAACTGTCGCAGCACAACAATCCCCGAGATGGCCGAAACTGTGAAGCTGCTCCAAGGCGGCGACCGTGCTGCCCGAGGTGCTGAAGGAGGCGAGACAGTCCCGGCAAACCAGAGCTACTATTCGTGGCTCAAGACGCAGCCGTCCAGCTTTCAGGACACCGCAATCGGCCCCACTCGCGGCAAACTCCTTCGCGACGGCGGCCTGTCCGCCGACGAGTTCGCCCGCCTCAATCTAAATCGCAGGTTCGAGCCGCTCACTCTCAAGGAGATGAAAGCACTCGCGCCCGAAGCATTCAACCGTGCCGGTATCGAACTGTAACTGTGGACACAAAGGAGAGAAGCAATGGCTCTGAAACTCGCTCTCGATGGTGACGCCTTCAAGAAACTCTCGGATGACCTCAAGAAGGAATACAAAGAGGTCGAAGAGGACGGCAAAAAGGTCTACAAGCTCGACGTCGACGGGCTCGAGGACACCGGCGCTCTCAAGCGAGCGAAGGACCACGAGAAGAAGGCGAGGACTGAGGCGGAAGCCAAGGTCAAGGAGCTTCAGACGAACCTCGAGACGATCCAGAACGAGATCGATGACATTCGTCGTGGTGCCATTCCGAAGGCGGACGTCGAGAAGCTCGAGACGTCGTGGAAGACCAAGCTCGAGAAGCAGAAGACGGAGATGTCCACTGCGCTCGAGACGGCGCGAGGGTCTTTGAAAAAGTTGCTCGTCGACAACGTTGCTCAGTCGATGGCAACGAAGATCAGCACCGTGCCTGATCTCATCCTGCCGCATATCCGTTCTCGACTCACGGTTGACGAGTCTTCGGGCGAGTTCGTCACAAAGGTGCTTGACAAGGACGGCAAGCCCTCGGCAATGAGCATCGAAGAGCTTCAAAAAGAGTTTACCTCAAACAAGTCCTTCGCCCCTATTCTTGTGGGGTCACGGGCTTCCGGCAGCGGTGCTCCGGGAACCGGCGCCAACGGTGGCAGTGCCCCGGCGCGTCCCGATGGAATGGCCAAGTGGTCGCCGAAGCAGATGGCTGACCATCTCGCCGACAAGAAGGCTGCTCAAGGAGGATAGCTCATGGCACTGTCAGATCTCGTCGTGTTCGAGGAATATGCGTATTCCTCGATGTCGGAAATGCTCGACTACAACGTCGACCTGTTCAACCAGGCGACGCGCGGCGGGATGGTCCTCCGCACGGTCGCGCATCAGGGTGACTTCTCGGAGCAGGCCATGTGGGCCAAGCTCAGCGGTCTCGTCCGTCGGCGCGATGCCTACGGGTCGGGTTCGCTGTCCGAGAAGACGCTCCAGCACATCACCGAGACCTCGGTCAAGGTGGCGGCTGGCATCAATCCAGTTCGCATCGACCCGTCGATGCTGCGCTGGATTCAGCGGTCGCCTCAGGAGGCCGGGTCCACCGTCGGTATGCAGATGGCCAAGGACTCAATGGCCGACATGGTCAACACGGCCATCGCGGCTTACGTCGCGGCGGTCTCGGCTCATTCCGAGGTCTACTACGACGATGACGACGACAACACGCTGACGCTCGCGATTCTGAACAAGATCCGCGCGCTGTTCGGCGATCGCGCGAGCGACGTCGTGTGCTGGGTCATGCACAGCAAGTCGCTGTTCGACCTGTACGGGACGGCGCTGGCGAACTCGGGCTACCTGTTCGAGTTCGGCAACGTGAAGGTGGCTCAGGACGGGTTCGGCAATCCGTTCGTGGTCACCGACGCTCCGTCGCTGGTGGATGGTGAGAACTACTACGTGCTCGGCCCCACGGCTGGCGCGATCGTGGTCGACCAGAACAACGACTTCGAGCAGAACACGCAGACGAACAACGGCGACGAGAACATCACGCGCACCTACCAGGCGGAGTGGTCCTTCAACCTCGGTCTGAAGGGCTACGCCTGGGACAAGACGTCGGGCGGCAAGTCGCCCGACGACACGGCGCTCGCGACGGGCACGAACTGGGACAAGTTCGTCACGTCGTTCAAGGACACCGCCGGCGTCCTCGGCATCGTCTCGTAATCGAGGCGAGGAGAGGGCGACCAGCGTCCACACTGGTCGCCCTCTTTTTACAGCGCTTGACTGATCGAGCGTTGTAAAAGGAGGTTCAACGGTGGCAAAGATTCTGTATTTCATCAAGGGCTCGAACCCGACGGCCGAGGAGCGCGCCGCAGCGGAAGCACTCGGGACCAAGATGTTCCGAAACGCCAGCGCGCGGACGAGCTTCATCGAAGCGTGTGACGGTGTCGCCGGTGCCGTCCCGGAGGCGTACGCCAAGATCAAGCGCGCGGACAAGCCCGTCGCCGCCAAGCCCGCGACGCCTGTGCCGACTCCGGCGCCTGCTGCGGACGCGCCTGTGCCTCCGCCTGCTCCCGCCGCCGATGCGCCTGCGCCGGGCACTCCACCCTGGAGTGGCAAGGCCAAGGGCAAGGACAAGGACAAGTAAAGGGCAACGGACTTGGCGCTCACGATTGAAGACGGCACGGGAGTCGAGGGCGCCGAGTCCTATGCTTCAGCAGAGGACCTTCAGGACTACGCAGCCATTCGTGGAATCGATTTGCCTGAAGAAGAGGAGCAGGAACAACTCTTAGTCAAGGCAATGGATTACGTCGAGAGCTTCCGAGATCGCTTCAAGGGCGATTGGAGGTTCGGGCCTGGTTACCTTCAGTGGCCGCGCCTGAATGTATGGCTCGGCTCGTTCAACATCGAAGGTATTCCCATTGAGCTGAAGAAAGCTCAATGCCAGGTCGCAATCGAGTTGCTTACTGTGGACCCGATGGAGACTCAGTCTGGAGCCGCAGTGACCGTCGAACAGGTCGGTCCGATTCGAACTGAGTATGCCGTCCGTGCGGACAGCCGGCCTGCCGAACCCACGATGCCGAAAGTCGACGCCTTACTCGAGCCACTGCTTCGCAACTTCGGAACTCTGACCTCCGTTCGCGTATGACGTATGAGAGGCAAATAGCTACTGCAAAACGACTGATTCAAAAGTTCGGTCGTAGCTGTACTATTGTCACCGTCACCGAGGGCACCGCGGACGCGACTAAGCCATGGCGCGGCGGGACGGCAACTCAGTCCAGTGAATCGTCTTACGGTGTCATGCTCGACTACAAGGCCGAGCACATCGACGGGACGAGGATTCAGCAGGGCGACAAAAAGGTTTTCGTCCAGCAGACCACGACACCTCCGAAGCCTCAAGGCCTCGTAAAGTTCGACTCCGACGTTTGGAAGATTGTCAACGTCGAAACACTGGCACCTAACGGCACACCAATCATGTACGTCCTTCAGGTGCGCCAGTGAACACCGCTCAGGCGCGAGACGAGATTTTCGGGATGCTCAAGACCGCTTGGGCCTCCGGCGCAGCCGCGGCTGTCGGTGGGTCGTATACGCCCGACCTAGTATGGCAGGGGCTCGAGTCTGAGCAGCGCGACATTGAGAAAGCTTACGCGCGCGTGCAACTCTCCCACGTCTCAGGTCATCAGTCCTCGCTAACGGGGGCTGAGGGGGCCGTATTGTTTGAACGAGGCGGTGTCCTCATTGTCCAGTGCCTTGCGCCGTTCTCAAGCGGCAAGGGTCTCACGTACGCGGAAGCGCTGGCGCAGGTTGTGCTCAGCGCGTTCGAGAAGAAGCACTCGCCAGGCGGTGCCTGGTTTCGCAACTGTCGGATGAACGAGGTAGGGCCCGACAATGCGTGGTTCATTGTGAACGCCGTTGTCGAGTTCATTTACGACGAGGTCAAGTAATGAGTCTGAAGATCGATTCAAACGTCACCGGCTTGCGATACGCCGAAGAGGAATCGCTTCGGACTCTGCCCAGCTCTCCGGTCTGGTACCCGCTGGAACCGAACAGCTACTCCGACTTCGGTGGCAAGTTGGCCACAGTTGCTCGGAACCCGATCCAGCAGTCGCGCCAGCGCAAGAAGGGCACGATCACGGACCTCGACGCCAGCGGCGGGTTCAACCAGGATCTGACGCAGGACAACCTAGTCCGGCTGCTCCAGGGGTTCCTTTTCGCGGACGCTCGCGAGAAGCCGACCACTCAGCCACTGAACGACACCGCGATCGCGATCACTGGTGTTACCACGGCGGACGATCGCTACGCTGCGGCCTCCGGACTGGACGACTTCATCGTCGGTCATCTCGTGAAGGCCTCGGGGTTCGAGCTCCCCGGGAACAACGGCCTGAAGGTGGTGGACGAGGCGGCCGCCACCTACGTCGGTGTCGAAGAGAACCTCACCGACGAGACGCCGTCGACCGACGCCAAGCTCGAGGCGGTCGGCTACCAATTCGACGAGGACACGTTGGATGTGGACATCACGAGCGGCGTGGTGCTCCTCAAGCGTGCGTCGGGCTCGTTCGACTTCACGGACCTCGGTCTCATCCCTGGCGAGTGGATCTACCTCGGCGCTGATGCGGACGTGAACAAGTTCGCGAACAACGCGGGCTTCGCTCGTGTGAAGGCCGTCGAGACCGACTCGATCGAGCTCGATAAGACGGACTGGACGGCCGCAAACGAGACCGGCACCGACAAGAAGGTTCGCATCTTCTTCGGCACCGTCATCAAGAACGAGAGCGACTTCGACCTGGTGAAGCGGCGTACCTACCAGCTGGAGCGTGCGCTAGGTGACGATGACGACGGGACCATGAGCGAATACCTCACGGGCGCCTGTCCGAACGAGCTCACGATCAACATCCCTCAGGCCAGCAAGGTCACGTTCGATCTGACTTTCGCGGCTTGCGACAACGAACAGCGCTCGGGTGACGACGACCTCAAGGACGGGGATCGTCCCGACCTGACTCCGTCGGACCCGTTCAACACGACCTCGGACTTCTCGAGGATCAAGCTGGCGTCGGTCTCGGATTCGGAGTCGAACCCGACTCCGATGTTCGCCTTCGCGACGGAGTTCACTCTGTCGGTGAAGAACAACATCACGCCAGCAAAGGCGATCGGGACGCTCGGGGCGTTCGACACGAGCATCGGGACGTTCGAGGTCGGTGGGAACATGACCGCCTACTTCGCGGACGTTGCGGCGCTCCAGGCCGTTCGCAACAATGCGAGCGTCACCCTGGACATGGCCATGGTGAAGCAGAACGCGGGTATCGTGATCGACGTGCCTCTGCTCATCCTGGGCAACGGGCGTCTCAGCGTCGAGCAGGACAAACCCATCACGATGCCGCTGGAGATCTCGGCGGCGGAGTCGGCCTACCATCACACGCTGCTGTTCAACTTCTTCAACTACCTCCCCACCATGGCTGGCTAGCTGTAAAGGGGCTAGGTGACAACTGAGGGGCTCCACAACGGAGCCCCTCAGTTTGAAGGAGGATCTGGATGTCCCTTTACAAGCAATTCAAGACGGACGAGCGAATCGAGCAGAGCGGCGTCTGGCTGGAGTATGGTAACAGCAGCAACGGTAAGCCAGTCCGCATTCTCATTGCTCGTGCCGGCGGGAAGAATTCCCGTTACGTCAAGACGCTCGAGACGAAGTTCAAGCCTTTCCGTCGTCAGTTTCAGAACGAGACGATGGAGAACGACCAGGCGAACAGGCTGCTCATCGAGGTCTATGCTGAGTCCGTGGTCCTCGGCTGGGAGAACGTCGAGGACGAAAAGGGCACTCCGCTCGCGTTCAACAAGGACAACGTGGTCAAGCTCTTCACGGACCTTCCGGACCTGTTCACGGACGTTCGTGAGCAGGCCATGAAGCAGGCGCTGTTCAAGGCGGACATCTCGGAGGCAGACTCAAAAAACTGATTGAGGTTCTTCTCTACGCACTAGAGCAGGGGCCCGTAGAGAGAACCATCATCGAGCAATGCAGGCGACAGGGGCTCCCGCTACCAAAGAAGATCGCGAATGCGCCAGAACTACTGCCAGGACTCGAGCTCTTTTACGACGCATTCCTGTCTCTCACGACCTGTCGCCAAATCGGTTTTTCCGAGGGTCCAGTTTCTTGGCTCGCCATTGAGGCATACGCCGACTCACTCGGGCTCGAAGACGAGCAGAGAGAAGACATTCACTACCACATCAGCCGGTTAGACAAAGCGTATCTAAACTGGCAATCAAATCGGAGCAAACCAAAGGACCCGCCGCCGGAACCAAAGCCAGATGGCCGATCTAGAAAGATTCGCTAGAAACATCTCTGTCCGGGCGCAGGGCGTCAAGGACAACGTTGACATTCTAGTCCGTAAGGTCGCTCTGGCAACAGACACGGCAGTCGTGCTTGCGACTCCGGTTGACACCGGCCGAGCCCGGTCTAATTGGCAGGTCGGTATCGGCGAGGCAAAGTCAGGGACGGTCGGGCCTCAATCTCAAGCCGAGGTTCTGTCCGAGGCCAAGACCAAGATTGACAAGTACAAAGGCGAGGGCGAAATCCACCTAACGAACAATCTGCCTTATATCAATCCACTAAATGAGGGCAGCTCAAAACAGGCACCCTCTGGTTATGTCGAGAAGGCCGTTGCCGCTGGCGCAGCGGTAATCCGTAACACGCGAGTCGTCAAATGAGTACCGAGAACATCGACATAGTTGTTCGCGAAGACGGCTCGAGAGTCGTCAAGCGCAACATCGAAGCGATCGGTGAAGGGGCTCGCAAGACTCACGGTCAAGTCAAGGAGATGCATGGCGGTCTCGAGCATCTAAAGCTCGCGCTCGAAGCCGTCGGTGTTGCCCTGGTCGTGGAGAAGCTCCGGGAGTACGGCGACGAGTGGACCAAGATTCAAAACAAGCTCCGGCTTAGCACGTCCTCCCACGAAGAGGCCATCGCAGTTCAGGACAGGTTGTTTGCCGTTGCTCAGAAGACACACCTATCTCTAGAGCTACTTGCCGAGGCTCATCAACGGGCAAAGATCGGTGCGGCCAACCTCGGTATCTCTCAGAGCCAGTTGATTCAGTACCTCGATGCAGGGGCAACCGCTCTCACTGCCGAGGGTGCCAGCGCCGACCAGGTTGCGTCCGTCCTCGAGAAGATGGGCAAGGCAATTACGTTCAACGTCGTCGGTGCTCGAGACTTCCTAGTGCTCTACAACGAAGCACCTAAGTTGCTACAGGCTGTTGCCGAGCACATGGACAAGACGGCGGGCTCGGTCGATACGCTGAGAAGCCTCGTCCTCAAGGGCAAGGTCACGAACAAAGAGTTCTTTGACGCGATGATTAAGGCCGCGCCCGAGGCCAACGAAGAACTCGCGAAACTCAATCCAACGATCGGCCAGGCCTTCACCAACCTGAACAACGCGCTAGGGAAGTTCGTTGGCGAAGGAGACCAAGCCGCGGGAATCACCTCAACGATTGCCCGCAAGATTATCGAGCTATCGGAACACCTCCCTACTGTGGCTAAAGGGTTGATTGCCATTGGAGTAGGGTTTGCCGTTTTCAACGTCGGTGGTCTCATTCGAGCAACAACGGGGGCAATCTCCGGACTCATCGCGGCACTCGCTGCAAACCCGTTTCTTGCGATTGCTGCGGCAATCGCTGCGGCAACTGCGGCGCTCATTGCCTTCCGAGACCAGTTAGTCGTCACCGCCGAGGGGTCGATTACGCTCGGTGACTACATGCGTGCTTTGTGGGCCATCATCAAAGAGGGTGTCCACAGTGCTTACGATTGGTTCCGGACGCTACTCAATCCCGCAATCATGGCGGTGCGGGACAACGTGGGAGGACTCGGGTCGGTCTTTAAGTTTACGTTCGATCTTCTGAAGGTGCTCATCAACGGAGCCATCGGGCAGTTGGTCGGTTTCGGCCGAGTTATTGGGGAGGTCATCTATAGTATCCCGAAAGTGCTCAAGGGCCAGATGTCCGTTACCGAACTCGGCAAGAACGTCAAGGACGCATACCTGAGCGCCTTTGACCAGGACTTCGTCGGGACGGTAACGAATAAAGCGGACGAGGCCTTCGAGGCGTTGAAAGAGCGCGCAAAATCGTTTGCAGAGATTCGGCAGGCCGAGGAGAGCAAGCGCGCTCGCGTCAACCTCAACCGTCCGATTCCAGGCGGTCACCTCGGTCGCGATTTCGAGGGTGAGAAGAACGCGGCAAAGGAGCTCGAGGAACTAAAGAAGAATCTGCGAGCACTTGAGGAGGACGTCGACCCTGTACGCGCAGGACTCAACGCTCTGAAGGACGCCGAGGAGTTGCTTGCCAAGGCCGTTGCCAAGGGGCTGATCTCGTACGAGAAGCGTAACGAGATCTTTGACAAGGTTGTATCGAAGTACATTGACCAGATCGACCCGCTCACGAAGATCAACGCTCAGCTGGAGCACGAGGCTAAGTTGCTAAGCCTTTCGACCAAGCAACGCGAGGTCGAGGCAAAGGTTTACGAGCTCTCGAACCAGGCAAAGTCTGCCGGCATTGAGCTCGACGAGAAGCAGCAACAGAACTTCCGAGTAACGTTGACTTCGATGCAGGCCATCGAAGAGGCCATGCGGAAGCGCGAGTCGGTGTTGAACGATATCAAGGGCCCCGAGCAGGACGCTGTCGACAAGCAGCAAATCCTGAACCAGCTGTTGAGAGAAGGAGCGATCTCGCAGAATGAGTATAACCGTGCTCGCCTCGAGAACGCGATCAACGGTGGTACCGCAACGTTCGGCGAGGCGTTCATTGGCCAGCTGGACATCATGCAACAGGGTATGGATCGTTTCACGATCCGTGCGGCCGGCCAGTTCTCGAGGCTGACCGACGAGATGGTCGACGGGATTTCACAGGCAACCGCAAGGTCTATCGTCTTCGGCGAGAGCTTTACGGACGCGATCGGTAGAGTTGCGGACCAGGCATTGACGAACCTGATTGCAGGACTCGTCAAGCTCGGTATCCAGATGGCAATTAACGCCACAATTGGCAAGGTGCTTAGCGCGTCTACGACTGCCGTTAGCATTGCTGAAGCCAAGACTGCGGCCATCGCTTGGGCTCCTGCGGCGGCAGGTGCCTCGCTCGCGACTGTCGGTGCGAACTCTGGTCCCGCTCTCGCTGCTGTCACGTCGACCTATGCGTTGACTGAGGGCTTAGCTCTATCGGGGTTCAGGACGGGCGGTGAGTTCACCGTCGGTGGCTCGGGCGGTCCGGACAGCCAGCTAGTTGCCTTCCGTGCGACTCCTGGCGAGAACGTCAAGGTCAACACGCCAGCGCAGTCGCGCGCGGCTGAGAAGAGCGAGACTCACGTTCAGGTTCCTATCCGAGTCGTCAACGTCACCGACCCGAAGCTCGCGCTAGAGGCAATGAATTCGAGTGAGGGTGAGCGCATCATCCTCAATACGATCAATAACAATCCGGCCGCCATTCGGCGCCTCATCAACGGGTGAACGATGCCTTACACGAATGGAAGCGCCGATGACTACCACGACCTGCTGGACCAGCTCCGCACCTGGCTGACCGGCACTGCGGGTTGGACCGAGCTCCAATGGACCGCGCCAGGTTCTCTGACTGACGTCGCAACGCTCAACCTCCAGGGCCCCGGAGCCGGTGTGGACAATCGGGTCTACATCAATATCCGTTCGCAGAGCGACGAGACGGAGTCGATCTACTCGTGGGAGATCAGCGGTGCCACGGGTTATGACGAGGATCAACCGTGGGGCGCTCAGCCGAACGAGAGCTCGAGGCCGTTCTTCAATCTTTGGGAGAACAGCATCGACTATTGGTTCTACGCCAATGACAGGCGCTTTGTCGTCGTTGCGAAGACCTCTACTACGTACGCGAGTATGTATGCTGGCTTCTTCCTCCCCTGGGCCACGCCGGCGCAGTACCCTTTCCCGCTGTACGTGGCCGGGGACTACTACGACAAAGTACCTTGGAACCAGGCCAATGCCGCGCGACGGTTCTTCCCGGATCCGGGCGGTGATAATAGTCTAGTATCATCCGGCTATGTTCGTGGGCCTGATGGCATCTGGTTGCCCATTTACAATAATGCGATCAGCTCGGCAAACGACTCTCATTTCGGTTCACGGACACCTAGCTGCGCTTGGACGTCGCCGTATACAGCATGGTTAGGCGATGGCAGTGGAGACACGTATACATGGACGAGCAATGCTGATCCAGCGGGACCATTTGACAGGCTGCTTCCAACGGCGCAGAGCGAGCGTGTGCTAATTCCAATTTCAATTCAGCGCCAGATAGCTCAGCCCCTAGGCGTGATTGACGGGGCCTATGCTCCTCTGGGCACTGGTCTGACAACTGAGCAGCACGTTGTTTCCGGGTCGAGAAATTTTCGAGCGTTTCAGAATATCAACCGAAACAGCGGCAATGATTTTATGCTGCTAGAGGAAGTGGCCTAATGGCCTACTCGACAGCGACGGGCGCCGACATCGAAGATTTTATGACGGCGCTCAAAGACTTTGCCGATGGACAGGGTTGGACCATTGGCAAATGGGACACGAGCGACAAGCTGCTGTTCCTCGAGAAAGGCGTTTGCCACGCGGCGATGCGTTGGGTTCCTGATGTTGACGTAACTGACTATCAGTCTGGTAGTCCTGTTACGGTTCAAGACGATTACGTTCTTGGCGTGCTCGGGTCGTCGCTCGACAATAGCAAGACCGCAAGCAATTGGGCCGAGCAACCTGACCAAACTGTAGCTGGCAACGGTATCAGTGGCGCCGGGGCTCGCATGAATAATCTAGCTGGCCCATTCACGGCTTGGCACCTGTTCAGTGACGCCGACGGTTCCTATATCCACGCTGTCGTAAGAACAGGCCAACTGTTTTCGTTCCTGTCGTTTGGTACGCTTCATCAGGGTGAATTGACCCATGGTGGAGTTGCCTACATTTCGGGAACTTCAGATACTTGGTGGAAGCATGCGCCAGGCGGCGGTCACCCGTATGACTATGTCTACGCTGACCCGGGGGCAAAGGGTGAGTTTCCGGTCAACACTCGTGGCGAAGGCGGAATGTGGTACGCGCCAGACGCCTTACCGGCAGGGTTCCCAACTTTGGACTGTCATCGTGACAAGTCGCTGCGTATGTGGTGGTATCATACGCAGCCGACCTCGCCTTACTACTACATGCTGGATCATCACCGTCTTGCGTCGGCTCCAACTTGGTCTAGCTGGACTCCTTTGTTTGGTATCCCATTCATTGCGCGCAACTCTGCTAGCGACAAGCTCTGTTGCGCCGGTTTTTTCCCAGACATCCGGGTCCTTATGATGGATGGAATGTTGCCGGGCCAAGAGCTGGATATGAGCGGAGATACTTGGAAGGTTTTCCCACGAATGCGGCAGACTTCGTGGAGCGACCCAAGTTCAATCTACGCCGCTTCGTCGGGACAATACGCGCTCGCTTTTAAGAAGATTACCTAGTGGCGGATGCCGTCTTTGACGAACTGTTCTCATTGCCTGATAAGGCAGGGGAACTTGCGTCCGATGATAGGACGGATGCTGTTCACGACGGTACCGAGGCGATCGAGAACGTTCTAGCAATCGCAGCGTCATCGCCAATCAATGCGGACGCTGGAGCCCTGCCGGAGAGCCAGGCCGCTCTAATCCACGACGGGTTCCTGTTCGACTTCTACTATCGCATTTGGGTCTTCCCGCCCGTTATGCGACTCTCAAATCCAAGGGTCGGCGTCGACATTCCCTTTGCGATTTGGAATGCATTCCCGAGCGCTAACACGCTCGAGACAATTACGCCAACGAATGCTGATGCTCTGAACTTGGACCTAACTCCGCCGAGCGAGTTCAAGCCTATCGAGTACCGCGAGGTCTCGTTCGTTATCCTACCAGACGCCCCAGCACGGTTCTCGGGCAGTTATCTATTCACGTTTGACGAGGGGACTGGTCTATTTGAGTTCATCGTTGAACTCATCTCTCTAGTCAGCGTCATCCCGGATGTGCCTGTCAAAGAGACCTGGTCCTGGTTGACGGACATCATTCCGAACAATTTCGGTAACGAGCAGCGCATGGCTTTGCGCTCCGTACCACGTTGTTCATTGCAGACCAAGTTGACTGGACTCTCAGTTGACGAGGTCAACCGTATCTTCGACCAACAGATGTTCTCCGCTGCGGGCTCGGTCCTGATACCATACTTCCAATACGCTACACAGTTGACCGAGGACGCGGTATCCGGAGCCACGCGAGTCTACTTCCCGCCCGAGCGAACGGACATGCGCGAGGGGGAATACGTCCTGCTCCGCAACGACAACGGCGAGATACTCGTTAAGATCCAAACTCTGGCGACAACGTATGCGGATGTTGATCCCCTAACAATGGACTGTCCAAAGGGAACAATGATCGTTCCCTGCCAGCTCAGCGTCATTCGAGACGGGAGCTCAATCGTTCGTCGTCAAGTCAACGACGTGGTAGAGGCGAACGTCAACTCGTTCTCGACTCAGCACAGGGAATCGTTCCTGAGGCCTGGCAATGATCTCGAGGTCGAGGAGTTCGACGGGCTACCGTTTCTCAACTTCAGACCACTCGCAAACCAGAACCCTGAAGAACAGTTCGAGTCTGGCACAGTGATCTCCGATGGCGAGACAGGCCTACAGGAGATCCGGACGGACTGGCTAAACTCGTTTATCAAGTTCAATCACCAGTACCTCATACGGCGAACCGACCTGCCTTTGCTGGACTACTGGCGGAAGTTCCTCGATACGGTTCGCGGACGCAAGGAACCGTTCCTCACGCCCACGTATAGAGATGACCTCGTCCCCGCCGAGAACCCGGACACCGGCGGCTCTGCAATCAAGGTTGTTGGTACGAGGTACAGCGAGCGCTTCGAGGCGATGGGAACCCACGGCCACCTACGCTTGTGGACACAAGCGGGCTACCACGACGTGAAGGTAATCGGAGTTACCACGGGGGACGACGAGCGAGACCTCATCTCGTTTGAACCTCCGTTGCCAGAGGACCCAGGATGGACCTCGGTTAAATCGATTTCGTTCATTACGAAAGTCCGCCTCGGCAGTGACGACGTTGTGCTCGACCACTACATCCAAGACTCGATTCTTAGTCTCCAGCTCAGGACGGTGAACGAATGAGCTATGAGGATTCCGAGTCTGGTGTCCACACCGGGCAACCTATCGAGTGCTTCGAGTTCGTTACAACGTTCGAGACCTACCGCTACACATCTTATGACCGGGAGATTGTTGTAGCGAGCAAGACGTTTGAGCCGCTCGCAATGAAGCGGACTCCGTTGCGTATTGGCTCGAGCGAGGAAGACAGTCTCGATGTACAGGTCGAGATCCCTCAGACGTGCAAGCTGGCAAAAGATAGCGCGTACGTCCTGACTCCGCCCCGTATCGACCTGACGATCTATAGGGCTCACCTCGGCACAGACCTCGATACCGATTACGTGGTCTATTGGAAGGGCCCTGTTGCTTCCATTACGCTGTCCGCGAACAAGGCTCTGTTCAGGATACCAGGTCAGTTCGCAAATGCTCTAGCGGGCCACGTGCCAGGATCGTTCTACCAGAGTCCGTGTAACCATGTGCTCTTTGACGGTGGCTGCAAAGTCATTCGCGCGGACTTTATGGTTAACACGACCGTCGTTGGTGTTGCTGGACTCGTCATTGAGCTCGACGACATTGATGGGCGACCAGACCACTTCTATGAAGGTGGCGAGCTCGTGAACCTGAGCACAGGCGAACGGCGGATGATTACGACGCAGTTCGGGCCTTTGCTAACTGTTACCTCGCCATTCGGTAGCCTGGTTGCTGGTGACAACGTCCAAGCGACCGCTGGCTGCGACCACGCCTTCCTAGGCGACTGCAAGAACAAGTTCGACAACAATGTCAACTTCGGTGGGTTCCCGTACATCCCTCCGATCAATCCGTTCACCGAGGGGTTCTAATGAACTGGATTGAGATTGGGTTAACCATCTTCACGAGTGGGACCTATTGGGTCGCGACTCGGCTTCTCTCCCCGAACCCGAAGACCGAGAAACTCAAGCCGGCGCAGCTGAACGAGTTTCAGGTCCCGAGGTCCCAGGAGGGCGACCCCGTCCCATTGATCTACGGGACCGTAAGACTCAAGGCTCCTAACACGCTTTGGTATGGCGATTATTCCTCAGAGCCAATCAAGACCAAAGTGTCGACCGGCATCTTCTCGAGCAAGTCTGTTACCAAAGGATTCAAGTACAGGCTCGGTCTCCAGCTCGGGCTCTGCATCGGTACAGGTACGATTCGGCTCCGCAGGATTTGGGCTGGTAGGTTTGAAGCCTGGTCCGGTGACCAGGGCACGGACGGTGACATCACAATCGATGAGCCCAAACTGTTCGGAGGTGACGACAAAGGCGGAGGGCTCGAGGGAACTGTCTCGTTCTATACTGGCGGGTTCTCACAGGCGCAGGACGCATACCTGGTCGACAAGATTGACAACGTTGACCTGCCTCGGTATGGCGGGTTCTGCCACGTTGTCTTCAAGGACTTCTACTTCGGGACCTCGCCGGCACTACCTGCCTTGCACTTCGAGCTTCAGTATACGAGCGACCAGTTATTGACCGGCCACGGGACCATGCCGAACGGCTGGGATGCGAACCCGATGGAGATTCTTTACGACCTCATGACATCGCCGTGGGCCCGACTCGGGATGGACCCCTCGTTAATTGACCTACCTAGTTGGCAGGCTGCGGCGAATACGCTGTACGATGAGGAGCTCGGTCTTTCGCTGATTGTTGGCTCTACCAACACGGGCAAAGACCTCGTTAGTCAACTGCTCCAGCATATTGACGGAATCCTGTACCACGACCAGGGAACCGGCCTGATTGTGGCTAAACTGATTCGCGCGGACTACGACGAGGATACGATCCCGACTCTGAACCAGGCGAACGTCAAAGAGATTAAAGCCATGTCGAAAACGACGTGGGATGCTAGCCTCAATCAGGTTCGCATCGTGTATCCGAGTCGCGAAAAGGGCTACGTTGATACTGTGATGGTTGCTCAGGACCAAGCAAACGTCGCATTCCAGAGTCGGGTCAAGTCCGTTACGTACAGCATGCCTGCCTGCACCGACCAGGTCACGGCGGCCATCATTGCGACTCGGTCACTCGCTCAAGCGTCGGTCCCTCTGTTCAAGGTCTCCTTGACCTGTAACCGCTCGCTCTCGAGCCTCAGGCCAGGAGACGTATTCAAGTTTGTATGGCCCCCGATTGGTTTGACCTCAATGCTCATGAGGGTCCAGAACGTTGACCTCGGTGAGCTCGCGGACGGGACGATAACTATCGAGGCGATCCAGGATAAGTTCGCTGTAGCGAAAACATTGTGGGGAGCCCCGGCCGAGTCGGGCTGGACTGCAATCAACAAGACCGCTGCGCCTGTTGATGATCGCATTGTATTCGAGGCGCCGCCGTTCATTATTCTTGCATCGGGCCAGGTGCTCAACCACGCTCGAATCTACGCGGTTGCCAAGCCTCCGACGGGCAACTCGGTCGCATTCACTGCTGTAACGTCCAAGACGTCTTTCGTCAGTATCGAAGAGGCGTTGAGGAATGCTCCTTACACGCCGTTCGCAAAGCTCGACGAGACCATGAGTGATGCCGACGACGACGGCCTCATCGCGGACCTCGACATCAAGGACGTGAGCGACCCGTCCATCCTTCAGGACAACGCTGCGCTAGCGGACATTCGGGACGGCAGGTCACTGCTGCTCATCGGCGACGAGTTCCTGATTTATCGAAGCTTCACAGACAACGGAGGCGGGTCCTACACCTTGCACGACGTCTACCGTGGCGTGCTGGACTCGGATATGCAGGCACACGCGGTCGACGACTTCGTATGGTTCGTGCAGGGGCAGGACGGCCTCTTTGATACCGCCTACGACTTCGGTATCTCGACACCAGAGCAAGTGAAGCTCTTGGACGTGACCCACGACAACGTGCTAGGTATCAGTGCTGCCAATACGGACACGCTCAGCGACGGGGCGCGGTACTTCAAGCCTGCGCCTCCAGATCACACGACCATCGCTGGACTCAGGTCTGGGTCCTTCTCGAGGGCAGGTGACCCGAACATCCTGGTTGAATGGCGCGAGCGTGACAAGCACGCGGATACCATACGGGTCATCGACGACCCAACAGACACGCCGGAGGCGGGTGTTAAGTATCGTCTGTCTTGGAGGTTCGGGTCCGGCACATGGACGACCGTTACCGGGATCACGACCCCGAGTTACACGATTGTCGATGGTGCTCTAACCACGGGCGACCTCCAGGTAGAGGTCGACTCCTACTTCGATACGGGTCCGCTCTACAGCCAGAGTAAGGACCGCGTACACGTAACCGCGACTGCCTGATCCCTATCGTTTTCGGTACATACCACGGTACCTCGTTACGGGATCTCTACTTACTGGCGTTCGCCTGCGAACCCGATTTTACAGGTTCTGCGGTGCCCCAATTGGTTCCAACGTCGCAGTCCGCGCGTATGGGGATTCTGATTGACAAACAGGTCTCCATGATGCGCCGGACTTCCTCGAACGCCTCGTCCTTCCCGCCCGGGTCACTGAAGTCCAGCTCGTCGTGAACCGTTATGCGAGGCACGCCGGTCTCGGCAAAGACCCCGTCTTGCCAGCAACGGAGCATGGCAAGTTTCATTAGGTCGGCCGCGGACCCCTGGAGGCGCCGATTCAGAGCCTTGTGGACATAGGCTCTCTTGATGCGGCCGTACCTGAGGATTGCTTGCTCGTGAGGTAGAGCGACGCCATGGTTCCCATACTCGCCAGGTTCCCAAAGGTCGAACCGACTCTTACGTCCGAGTATGGTCGTAATGATTCCCGTTGTTGACGCCTCGTCCATATTTGCTCGCATTGTTGGGCGGACGTATGGGACGCCTGTATGGTAGGTCTCGAAGAACTCCTTTGCCTTTGACCGAGTCAGATTTAGGTCGTTGGCAAGTTTCTCTTCGCCCATACCGAAGACGAGTCCGAAGTTGAGGTTCTTGATTGGACGGCGGTCGAGTAACTGTCCGGTTCGCTGGTACACGAGTTGCCGAACCATCTCGTGATAGTCCGTGTTAGGGTCGCCAATGAACAGTTGACGTGCCTCGTCAGAGCCCGGCCCGATGGCGTAGTGGACGAGGAACCGATACTCAATCTGAGAGTAGTCGAATTTACACCAGCGCTCGTGCCCCTCGTCCGGGATGAATAGAGCTCGTATTTTCTTGCCGAGCTCCGGGTCTCGAATTGGGATGTTCTGGAGGTTGGGATCCGAGCTGGAGTAACGGCCCGAGCGTGTGCCACCTTCATCGCTTCGGAGTGGATGGAATGAACAATAGAGCTTGCTGTTGACGTGCGACCCAATGATGTAGCCGTCAACGAACGTACCCTTCAACTTCTCGAGGCGGCGAATCTCGTTGATCGATTTGGCAACGGGATGCTCGAGCTTCTTCAGGTAGTCCTTTTTGAAGCTAGGTTGACCGTTGGGATGCTTAGCGGTCGGTTCAGTTCGAGGATACTTGAGTCCTACTCGGTCGAATAGGCGGGTGAGACTCGGGTTCGAATTGATGTCCACATGCAGCCCGGCTAACTCGTCCAGTCTGGCTTGCTCGGCCTTGGCTCGAGTCTCGAGTTCGTTGCTGAGCTCCTCGGCGGCAGAGAGGTTGACTCGAACGCCGGCGAACCGCATGGCAACGAGCATCGGGATTGATGCACACTCCATTCGAAACAGGTCGACTAGTCCCTCTCGCCAGAGTCGTTCGTATAGGTGAGGCAGGAGCTTGATTGGTAGGTTTGCGTCACCTTCGCCGTAGGGGCCCGCGAGGCGCGGTGGACTCCTATAGATCTCGCGCCGCCATTGGTCTTTCGGCGGCACGTAGTAATCCATAATCCACTTCTTGAGGACGTCCGTTGTCTTGCCCTCACCTAGATACTTTTGAGCGAGTATCTCTAGGGCAACGTGGCCGCGTTCTTCTAGAAGCGCCTCTGCGAACTGGACGTCTAAGAGCTCACCACGGATGGGGACGCCCTCATGAGCGAGCCAGCCAACGTCGTAGATGATGTTTGCCCCGACCTTTGCCTGGTCTGGGTTTGACAGCGTGTCTCGGGCCCAGGCTAGAGCGTGCTGCGGGTCGAGGTTGAATTCAGGTTCGACCTCGTGCCGTATCGGGAAATACCAGCGTCCGTCCTCGTCTGCACCAACAGAGAAGCCGGCAATGTGTCCCTTGCCTCGAGCCCAGCCAGGACCGTGATCATACAGTTCAGGGTCGTAGGTCTCGACGTCGATCGATATAACCCGAGCACAGGACAGGTTCGGAAACTGAGTCGGAGTAACCCAGCCTGTGTCAGGTATCGGAGGCATCGTCCGAGTCGACACACCTCCTGAGCGAGTTCGGACACGCTCTGCGTCTTGCCAGAACAGTCCAACAGAATCGAATCTCACGAGCGACGAGGCAAGCTCGGTACGACAACCAGGCCGGTGCCAGGAACGAACGGGACCTCGACGACGATGGAACCGACGCCTTGGACCCCGAGCATGTCGAGCACCTGCTTGACGACGGGCGGAGTCTTAGTCCACTTCGTGCGGTCCTCTTCCATCATCTTCTTTGCCGTTGCCTGGTCCTCGAACGCACCGATCGGGAATGTGTGCTCGGTGTTGCCAGCTCGGAAGATGCGCTGCACGACGTAGACGGTTTTCATTTGCGGCCTCGATTCTTGCCTGAGCGGCGAGCCCATTTGCGGCGGTGTTTCTGCCGTGTGCCGGGTTTGATGTTGAAGTAGAACTGCGCGACCAAGAATGGGTCAATGTGATGGTCGTTTAGTCTTCTGACTTTCGGATTATACACGCTAGCTCCTTTGACCGAGGATTACGCCTCGGATGTTTTGCCCGTAGAAGAGGCACGGTTGAGGGTAGGCAGAGAAGTCGATTTGTTCTGCAACGCCGTCGAGCAGCAACAGCTGTTGAAGGTTGAAACAACCCTGGTTAGGAGTGCCCGGGAGTTTCACACGAGCGCCCATGCCTTCCTCTCTGGTTGTGGATACTAGGTCACCTAGGAGGTAGACACGGTTCGAGTCATCGGTGAATGGGACTAGCTTGCGAAGAGACTCGAAGAAGTTTTCTGGAGTCGGAGTCACCTTTGCCGGTATGTCGAGCAATCCTCCGATCGAGGGCCACTCGGTCGTGAGCAATTGCGAACGCAACCATCGACCGTCGTTGTAGAGGAAGGAGACGGAGGACTCGGCAACTTGGATGTGACTCGGTGCTGTGCCGATGCGGACGAGCTCCTGGACCGTGTCCTTTGGAATGTTGACTCGGAATGGGACCTCGCTGCCGATCCATTGCTCAACGAAAATGATGTTGTTCGTTGCGAAGGCTGAGGACCCTGTGACCATAATGCCGCGTGCCCATGGTCTCGAGGCGTCCTCGGCAATGAACGGATTGAGTCTCTTTACAACGTCGATGAACTGTGGCTCGAGGGGGATGCATTCACCCTCTGGAGCAATGTTCGGGAAGTCGTTTGTGTCGAGACACTCGATGTAAACTGTGAACCCGCCACTCGTTATGGCGAGTTTGTTGTTTGCCGTGAGGCTCAGTTGAATCGTCTCGTCGCAGGTCTGGATTGCCTTGACGAACGGCGCCGCCTTGGGACTGCACGATAGGTTGAACGCGATTGGGCTCGAGAGCGCAATCGATCCGTTGAACCCTCGGACATGACCGTTCTCAATGCGGAAGTGTGTCAGCGCAGGGACTAGGTCCTTGCGTGCGACTGCACCTTGAACGAACTTGAGTGCTTCAATCATTAGAACAGCAACGGTTGCTCAGGTTTGAACGTTCGAGGTTTCTCGTTGATACGCCTGTTGAGCTCGGCGTATGTAGCAATGTTGTAGCCGTAACGGCAGTATGTGCTCGCCTTTAGTCTTTCGACGTCGAAGCCCAGCATTTCGATGTGCTTGCGCCAGGCCTCGCGATGTACAGGGTTGAGGGTCTCGTAATGCTTGCCGGCTTCTTTGCGGCCTGGCGAGTGTATGGACATCGCCAGCGTACCAAAGTCCGGGTGTATGAGGTTGCCGAACATTGAGATTTGGACCCATGAGGACGAGTCTACAGAGTGCCAAGGATAGCGCTCCATGATGTCCACAGTGGTAAGGCCGAATCCATGAACTTTGCATTTCGGATGTCCTGCTCCGTCGGTGAGGTGGCGGCCCCAAATGCGGTCGAGCCAGAGATAGAGTTGTGGCGTCGAAATCGGGACCATGCCTCCTAGGGTGATGTAGCTGTAGTTCGCGACGTAGTAGTCGAGGTAACGTTCGTCTTCGCCGTAGTGGAAGCACGGCAACGGACGAGTCCCGCACGACTCCATGAACGATTGATTCTGCTGGGTCTTGAGCGGGTCACCAATGCCGTCGAGGACCGAGTAAAGCGGGACTCCGTCCTCGGTCAGAATGATACTTGAGTTGCGCTGGATGAAATCGACGTATGCGCGAATGTCGATCTCTGCACCGTTGGAGAATGCCGAGAACGCTCCCGAGTCGAGGAACACTTTCATGCCGTCGCGAGTGATGTCGTCGACATACTTTTGCTTTTGGATGTAGTGGTACGACTCAAGGATCCAGGGATAGGCGTCGCGGTAACTCTGCTCGAGCTTGTTAAGTGTGTTGTACCTCGAGCCGCCCTTGTTGAAGTTGGACGTGTAGACGGCTGCGAGGTAGAGCTTCACTCTGGTTTCCACCAGCAATCGATTAAACGATTGCGATGCGAGACATTGGGGTGTCGCCAGTACCAGAGTTTGAGCAAGAGCCAGTTAATCATCGCGCGAGGGACAGGAACTCGGCCCTCACTGTGCCCTTCTTGAAAACGCCGCGCAATGAACTGGTGATGGTCTCATGCCCCTGCTGTTTGATGCCTCGAGACTCCATACAGAGGTGGCGTGCTTTGATGACAACGCCTACGCCGCGAGGCTTGAGCATGGTTGCGAGCGCGTGACTGATCTGGTTCGTGAGCCGTTCCTGTACCTGGAGGCGCCTGGCGAAGACCTCGACTAGACGCGGGATCTTGGACAGCCCGATGATGCGCTTGTTCGGGACGTAGGCAACGGTGGCCCGCCCAAAGATTGGAGCCAGGTGATGCTCACAGTGAGAGTAGACCGGGATGTCTTTGACGAAGACCATTTCATCGCACTCCTCGGCCCCGTCCTTGAACGCGCGAATGACCTCGTGAGGGTTCACCTTGTACCCCGAGAACCACTCACCGAGCGCAGAGGCGACACGCTTTGGCGTGTCCTTCAAGCCCTCGCGCTGTGGATCCTCACCGATGTACTGAAGCACTCGGACTATGTTGTCCTCGATGCTCTGGTGTTGCTCGGCGCCTTCCCAAGGGAACACGAGCCATTGACCCTTGAACGGAGCAACGGACTTGTCGACTAGCCCAAAGAAGGGCTTGCCGGGATATCGACCCATGTACCGGGCGCGCGTACGACCAGAGTCAACGAGGTCGTCGACGAAGACTGTTGCCAGCTCGGGCTTGTCAACGATCCTAACGGTCGGTCTGGCCGCAGCGGCGAGAACGAGGTATGCGGCCGGGACTCCGCCTCGCGGGACAGGATAGACGTAGCACCGTTTCGGCGGCAACTTGCGAGCAACCTCGGCGGCCTTCTCCAGCAGTAGATTGTGACTGAGATGAATCACAGCGTTGCGGCCGCGGAGCACTTCCGCGTCTCCTCTACGTTGACGGCGACCAGCTTGACCCCTGATCCGTCCAGGACTTTCGGTCCAACGACGTTCAGGAGGTGTGCAGCAAGGTTCTCCGCCGTTGGGTTGAACGGGAGCGCCACGACCGTCTTGTCCAGACGCTGGAGCTCGGTGAGGTCAGCGTCGCTCTCCCACAACAGCATGCGGTGATCCCACTCGTCCTCGAGCCAGGAGCATAGCAGGAGCTTCACGATACCGAAGTCCATGACTCGACCTACGTTGTCAAGTGGGACGGTTGCCTCCGCTGGCTCGCAGTAGAAGTGGATTCGGTAGTTGTGGCCGTGAAGGTTGCGACACTTGCCCTCGTGTCCCACTACCCTGTGTCCACAACTGATGTCGTGGTAGCGATGAATGGCGTATCTCACGATGAACCTCCGTGGGGCTTGGGTCCTACGGGAGTTAGAATCGCTGGACCGCTTATCCCGCGAAGCTTGGCACCAAATTGCTTTTCCGCTTCCGACTCACGTTCGGGACTTGCTTTCATGCAAGGGTAGCAAATGTCTGTTCCCCCTTGTCCGTACGGTCGGCAGTCGGCTTCTGTTTGGCATAAGCCGCAAATAGCCTTCACAGCATCTCCGAGTACCGCGCGACGAGAGCGGGCGCATAGTTCGGGGTCTCGGGCAGAGCCATCATCTCCTCGTGAAATGCGCGCAGCACCAGCGGGTCTGGCACGCCGGCGACCTCGAACCCTTTGGCCCGCAGCAGAGTCGCGTGGTCGTTGCCACGGGGCGGGTAGATGCCGTCGTAGGCCGTGTGACTGTACGCCAGCGCGCGGTAGCAACCAGTGTAGGTCAGAGCCATCGCGATTGACTCGGCCTTCGAGACGTGCATCAGAGGAGTCGCGACGGTTAGTCTCTTGCCCGTGTCGTTGTTGAACGAACCCTCGCGACAGGCCGCCTCGAAGGCAGAGATGAAGCTCTGACGGCAGTCAGGATAACCACCATAGTCTTCTTGCGAGACTCCGGTCACCATGAGCTCACAGCCGAGCACATACGCTCGGTTCGCGGCGATGGTCAGGAAGAGCTGGTTCCTCATGGGCACGAACGTCTTCTCGAGCCCGCCGGGCAGAGAGGCGTGGTCCTTGTACTGCTCGAGCTTCTCACGACGGTTCACCAGGGGCGAGGTCCCGCGCAGTACGGGACCGAGCTGGATGATCTCGTGGGTCCTCATCAGCTCTGGGAACTTCTCCTGCGCCACCTTGGCCACGTCGACCGCCGAGGCAATCTCGATTCGGTGGGTTTGCCCGTAGTCGAACGTTACGCAATGGCATGCGTAGCCGCGAGTGAGCGCCCAAAAGAGGCAAGTGGTCGAGTCTTGCCCACCGCTGAGTACGATCAAAGCCTGGTCCCTCATCGAAGAGTCTCCTTTCAGTCGAGTCCCACAATCTTGTGAAGCTGAAGGCAGAGAGTGTAGCCGTATTTCAGGCACGAACGCACCGCTGCGCGCCGGTTCGCTTTGTTGTTGTCCTTGGCGTACGCCTTGTGCCTGGAGTCGTCGAGAGGTTGGACGTAGATTGGTCCCTCGAAGTCCTCCGGCGGTCGTGCGATCTGAGGTCCGAGCAGCGAGCGCATGGTCCAGCTCGGCAGTCCGTCTCGAGGCGAGACGTTCTCGGCGTCGATGATATACTTGTACGCCGAGATGTACGGGCGGAGTAGCGGGTTCACCCTGCCCGTCTTCGGCGAACACACGATGGTGACTCGATCCCAAGGACCAGGTACGAACAGAGTCCCGGCGGTCTCAATCTGGACCTCGAAATTCGATTTGAGAAGCGCCTCGACAAACGGGCCGATGTTTTGACGGAACGGCTCCCCGCCAGTGATCACGACGAGCTTGGTCGGTAGAGTGTACGTTGTGACGATGGCCAGGAGTTCCTTAACAGTTCGGATGACCGTCCCGTCGGTGTAGTCCGTGTCGCAGGCAGGACACCGGAGGTTGCAACCTCCCAAGCGAACGAAGATGGCGGGCCGCCCAGCGAACGGACCCTCACCCTGGATTGTCTCCCACGTACTGTGGACAAGCAGGCGTCCCTCAGGGTCCAGTTCCTGCTTCGAGATTGGCTGTTCGTTCACGGCAGGTGACAGTGTAACGCGCGAAAATGCAGGGGTATAGCCCACAATAGAACACGAGCCCGAATACTTTCGCATCCGGGCTCGTGTTCTATTGAACTACTGCTGGACGGTGACGTCCGCAGCGGGGGCCGGGGCCGCGGCGGCGGGCTTCGGCGGGAGCTCGCGCTTCAGGCCGTTGAACTTCCGCCAACGGCCGTACTGAGTCGCGATCGTGGCCTCGTTGATGCCCATGGCCTTACAGGCGTCCATGACGTCCTTGCGCGGCGCCGGCGACTGCTTCTCGGCCGAGATCCGGTCCGAGACCTCCCACACCGTCCCGGTCTTCCCGCCGGGCTTCGGGCGGGAGACGCCGTTCTGCTGCGGCAGGGAGCTCCCGCGCTTCTTGGGCTCCGCCGGAGCAGCGTCCGCGGCGGGCGCGGTCGGGGCGGCGGGAGCGGCGGCGGGCGCCGGGGCGGTGTTCTCGGTCTTGTTCTTCTTGGCCATGGTTCGACTCCTTTTGAGTTGCTGCGGAACGACGATTCAAGAGACTACAGTCAAGCTTATTTGTTGTCACCGACGTTGTTGATGCTGAGGAGGATGCCGCTGACGCGCATGGCGCTTGTAAAACCCTCCTGAGCGTTGATGATGGACTCTTCGAACGTTGAACCCTCGCCCATCGTGCGAGTCCGAGGTCCGCGGATCTCCGTGTAGTAGCGACCTCGGACTCCGCTGTAGCGCACGGTTGTGCGCGTCCAGGGATACTTCCGGACCCATTCAGCGAGTTGCATGGCGTTAGTCGTTATGGATGACGATTGAGAGGTGACGGTTGCCTGAGCCATAACCGATGTAGCGCCAGCTCGCGACGTCTCCATCGGGAGCCTTGATGACCTCGGACAACGTGAACAGGATCTTGCGGTGAAGTCCCTTGATCCAGAACCCGACGTCGCAGGCGTCGGTCCAGACCCTGGCATCAACCAGAGCGGTCCCGAGGTCGCTGGCGTCGGCGATGCCTGTGTCCTTCTCCCAAAGGAACAGACGGGCGTGGTGGGTCGGGATGGTCAAATCAGGATTGGTCATGGTCTACTCTCCTTGATGATGGTCAGAGGACAACCGTAACGAGGACACCGCCGGGGACCTGGCGCCAGGAGACATCCCGCGCCGTCCATTGACGCCAGGCGCCGTTGACGAGAGCGGAAACGTTGACAGAGGGACCTGCCTGCCGCCATCTGACGTCGCTTGCGAGGACCGTTACCGTGTTGTTCATATACTCAATATAAGCGAACTCGACTTAGAGGTCAATCGAGAAAAGAAGGGCCCCGGCCGATTTTTCGACTCGGGGCCCTTAACGCAGGACGTTACTTCTTGCCGCCGTTAACCTTGGCCTGGTTCGCCATGGACTCGATTCGCGCGGCGCGCCAGAGCTGGACCTGCGTCCGGGCGGTGTAGTACGCGATCCCACGCTTCACACACTCCTGAACGATCGCCTTGCGGGAGATCTCGGGCTTGCGCTCGATGAGCTCGTCCGCGATGTGCCAGACGGTCTTCGTGGGCGACTCGATCTCCGACCGGAACTTGCCCTGCGCCCACTTGGGCATCACCGTCTTGGTCGAGGTCTTGCGTGCCTTGGGCGCAGCGGAGGTCGCCGGGGGCGGGGTGACAGGGGCCAGGGCCGCCGCTTCCTCGGCCTCCTTCGCCTTACGCGCCGCGTACTGCTCGGGGGTCTCGAGGTCGATGGTGATGGTCTTCTTGGTGGGCTGCGTTACCGGCGGCCGGTCCACCGCCCCCGGCTGTTCCATCTGGCTCTTGGTCACCATTGGGATGGGCGCCTCGGCCGCCTTGACGCGCTGCGCCAGCTTGGGGAGGCGGTGCCAAGAGAATTTGCCAGGGTCACTCTCCTTGTCCGAGGTGATGGTCTGGACCACCTCGAACTCGCCTTCCTTGAGCCCCTCCGCCAGCGCCTTCGCCTTGGCATCACGCGCCCGGCTGTAGGCCTTGCCCTCAGTGGTCTTGATCTCGGTCTTGGTCGACTTGGTCATGGTCGCGCTCCTTTTGGTCTTGGTCACCGTCATGGTGACAAGATGAGTATCAACATCGCTCAATCGAGGGTCAAGCGGAAAAAGAACAAGGGCCCAAGAAAAAAGAACCCCCGGTGTAGGTGACCAGCCTACACCGGGGGTGCCCGAGCCTCAACCCTGAAGGGGCGCTCTACTTAACTACTGTACCCTGGGCCGACCGCCATTTCTGGTACTGAGTAGACGCTGTTGCCCGCTTGATCCCGAGACGCTCGCATGCGTCCAGGATCTCCTTCCGCGAGTGACCGCGCATTTCCTCGAACAGGAGTCGTGCGCGCTGGACAGGGCCCATCTCCTCGACCGTCTTCGACTCCGGGAAGTAGCGCGACTCGATAGCGGCAATCGTCCGAGCTCGTGCTTCCTCCAGAGTCGCGAACGTCGCGATCTTTGGTCCCGTTGTGTGCCTGTTGTAGAGGTCCACGAGCTCCTCGATTGGCTCGCGACCTCCGAACAAGATGTTTTCGACCCGCTTCTCTCGCGTGTTGACTGCAATGTGCAGCATGGCGCTGTCTCCTTTATGCTGAGGATAAGTTGTGGACAGGCTGTGGACAAGTGCCCAGCGTCAACACAAAGTCGTCTCAGAACGGGAGCTCTGGATCCCAGTCCTCACACCCGACAACGATCACATCCGGAGGTGGAATCGCCAGGTTGGCTCGGCCGCAACCTACGGCGCCTTCGGGTCTGTGCTTCCCATCTAGCTTTGCTCGGGCGCCCCAATAGTCGCAATTGAGGCAGCAGGGCCAGTTCCCTACTTGCACCATTGACGACTGTAGCCGTTGACCCACGATGGGTAACTTCTTCTCGAACTCCTCACGTTGACTCATAGCTCATGACCTCCGGGTGCTTCTTGTTAACCCATACTCGTATCCGAGTCGGGGACTTCAGTTCGTGCAATCGTGTTAGAGCTTCCTCAACCGTCGCCGGGGGCTCGAGAGGCACGGGCAACTTGGTATGATTGCGCCACCAATCTCGAGCACGCTTCTTGGCGTATCCCTCGTGCTCCAGGCAGACCCATTCGGTAAAGAGCATGAGCCCGCAGAAATAAGACACCTTCAACACATACGGTCGGTCTCGCTTGCGATGACGGATGTACGTGACCCGGTCGACGTTGTACTTCTCAATCTTCGGGAGTTCGACTGCAACGGGTCCGGTCGCGATGAGCTCCTGAGTTGAAGCACCCTCTTTGATCTTTGCTGCGACGTGAAACTCGTGTCCACAGTAGTCGCAAAACCGTACGCTCGCGTGGCAGTAGGTCCCGCACGCCTCGCACACCTTGACCGGCGCGTGGCCCGTACCGCCTTTGCCGCCTCGACGCCAGGGGAGGACCGGGTCATTGATTGGACCGAGTCGCTTAGTGTTGCCGGCGAAGTCCATGACCAGGCAGTTCTCTTTGCCTGGCGCTGGACGTGTACCTCTGCCGAGCATCTGGACCCATAACCCGGTCGACTTAGTTGGGCGGAGCACAACGATCATGTCCAGACCAGGGAAATCGAAGCCCGTGGTTAGGATGCCGTTGTTGACCATCGCCTGGTAACGCCCCGCCTTGAACCCCGCGATCGCCTCGTCACGCTCTGTTGTGGACATCTTGGAGTGTACGCAGGTCGCCTCTACTCCTAAAGACTCCAGCGCGTCGCGTACGTTCACCGCGTGTTGAATGCCCGCAGCGAAGACGAGCCAATGGGCCCGGTTACCTCCGTAGGTGATCGTCTCTCGAAGGCACGCAATGGTGACGTCGGTTTTGTCGACTGCGGCCTGGAGTTCTTTTTGGACGAACTCACCGCCGTGAACCGTCACGTCTGAGACGTCGAGTTCAACGTTCGTTCGCTTTGGGATGAGCGGTGCAAGGTGCCCGCGCTCGAGAAGCCAGTTGAACGAGGCTCGGTCCGTGAGGTTGAATGCGATGTCCGTAAAGAGTCCGCCTTCCTCAGTGAGGAGACCCTGCCCTAGACGGTAGTGAGTTGCCGTCAGCCCGACGACTCGGATGTCCGGGTTCCTCGCTTTGAGAGCACCAATCAGCTTTTGGTAGCGAGTCCCATCCTTTGGAGCAACTAGGTGTGCCTCGTCGATTATGACGAGGTTCTGGTAACCAAATAGGTCGGGCTGCTTGACGGCAGAGTCGATGCCAGCCAACGTGACCGGGAACGCCCATTCCTTGCGACCGAGTCCAGCGGAGTAGACACCGACGGGAGCCGTGGGCCAATGGTCGAGGAGTTTCTGAAGGTTCTGCTGGATTAACTCCTTGACGTGGGTCAACTTGAGGACCCTTAGTCCAGGGTAGAGCTCGAGAGCACGCCGGATGAACTCGGCAATGACGACGCTCTTGCCCGTGCCCGTCGGCAACGCTAGAAGCGGGTTACCGACGGGCACACTGTTCAGGTAGTCGAAGCCGGCCTGAACGGCGGCCTCCTGATAGTCCCTGAGGATCACTCTTTCGGGAGTCCGGCCAGGAACTCCGGCGTGTAGCCGGCCCAGGTGAACTTGACGCAGTCACACTCGAAACAGGAGCCATGCCCCTGACTTCCATTGTGCTGGCCTCGGTAACCTGCGGGTCGCTCTTTTGAGGACCCGCCTGGCGGGTCGCTCAACTTGTGGTCACCCGTGTGCCCGCAAGTGCAGATGCTTCTCGGACCGACGTAGTTGTGCGAGTAGTCGAGTCGTGCCTGCGTCAGAGCCGGCGTGCCCTCACCCTTGACTGTCTTGCTGGTCATGATTGGTCCTCCTATGGTCGTTGAGGTGAACGACCATGAGTCTAACACATAGTTCGTCCCCGCCATGCTTTGAGCAGAATACGATGTCGATCCCGCAACTCTTGACCGGGCACTGGCGCCACTGATCACAGGGACCGCCGCACGCCTTACAGGGCAGAGTAGCTCGGGCAGCCATCGCGTTGGTTCTCGTCAGTGAGGTCCGCGTTCCAATGATGGCAGCGCCAGCGACCTTCCTCGACGGGCTGAGCGAACTTGCAAGTGCGACAGTTGACCGCCTTTGTTTCGCTGAAATGGCACACTTGAAGGAAGTCACACATCTTGCACTTGTACCAGCCCGGGCTCGGATTGATCTTCTGAGGTGGCTCGAGGGCGTAAATGATGCGGAGGGCCCGGTCAATGAACATGCGGTATTGCTCCGCATCGAACTGGACAATCTCGGCATAGAGCTCGTCCGTGTTCTTGTTGACCGCCAGGTACAGCGCGTGACTCAGGTCGTTGCTGCCTGAGTAGACTTGCATTTGGACGTAGTGCTCGTATTTGGTATTTCGAACTCCTTCCTCTTTGAGCTTCTCGAAGGACTTCTCGCCATGGGTCTTGAACTCCCCTAGCATGGCAACGTCCGGCATATCGGGGACGCCTCGAACGACCGCGTCCAGCGAGCCCCCGAAATGCTGGTCGAGGCCTCGGACGCGAAACTGCTTACCGTCCTCCTTGTGTTGCCAGACCTCGCAATGGATCATTCGGAGTAGCGCCACGAACCGCGCTTCCTCTAGGTGTCCACGGTTGAAGAGGCGGAGCAACCTTCCACTGTGGACAACGTTCTTTGCCCAACGGAAGGAGTACCAGAGCTCACGACCGCAGTCGCGACCGATGAGGGACGCGCCTAGGTGATTGCGAGGGCCACTCGCATTCGGGTCGAACGCATCCTTTGCTGTGTTGATGTATTGTTCGAGTAAGGCTCGAAACGCCTGGCCTTGGTCTCGCTCTAGAGCTTCCTCGATTGCGGCGAGAGTCTTGACCGCAACGAACGGCTTTGTGGCGTCAATCAGCATTTTCACCTACCAATCCAGCAAACGCAATCATGAACCTCGCCTTCGCGATGGGAGGTGGCAATGGGGGTTCGTGAGCGATGTGAATGTTCTCGATGGGTCGAGGGTCTTTGGACAGAAACTCGTCGCTGACCTTTAGACCGAGCTCGAGGACCTCGGTATAGAGCAATGCTCGGTCCGCCTCGCGAACAGGTTGCGGCAACGTTGGGTTCTGTCCAAATCGGATGAGAATCTCACCGAGAATCATGCGCTCTAGTGCGGTGTAGCTCGGCAGTAGTGCCTTCAAGGGACTGGTCACGTCCCCGATGTAGGCCTCTGCTGCGTCATGCAACAGGGCGGACAGAGCGAACTGCTTGGGTACCGCGAGAGACGCGCGGACGCAATGCTGCGCGACTGAGTAGAAGACCGGGCAGTGCCCGTTGTACCGGCAGAGGTGACTTAGCGCGTGCGCTACGTCCTCTATGTCAACATCGTTCGCGCTGAACCTGTCTAGACGGATGTTGCGCCCGGTAAAGGTCGTGAGGTACACGCCAGTTACCATAAAGCCGGTTACCCTGGACTCACCTAGGGTAACCGGCTTCTCTAGTGTTACTTACGCGCCCACGGAGGCGGAGCACCAGCCGCGGGAGCTCCCGGGGGAGTCCACGGCGGCGCGGCGGGCGGGGCGGGAGACGCAGGCGGTGCCGCCTTGGCCCACGGAGGCGGGGCGGCGGGCGCAGCGGGCGGAGGTGTGGCAGGAGCAGCGGCGGGCGGAGGTTGCCACGCGGGGGGCGCCTGAGGTGGCGGTGCCTGCGGCGGTGGTGCGGCGGGCGGCATCCCCGTGTTCAGCTGAGCGGTCGAGCCCTCGATGGCCTTGTACCCCTTGACTTCGTTGATCGCTTCGTAGTGGTCGCCGGTCTGAGAATTGGTCTGCGCCGGACGGAGCGAGACCTTCACGCTCAGCGGGCGTCCGTGCAACTCAGACGAGTCGTTGACCTGGTACACCCCGACGGCGTGGCAGATCGCGGACAGCGTGCGATAAGCGATCTCCATCGCCTGAGCGTTCGGATTCTGGAGGTTGAGCCGGTCGAAGATCTTGCGACCCTGGTACTGCCCATCCAGAATCTCGAGCGTGAGCGCGAGGTACGCCCCGTCCTGGTTCTTGGTCGGTTTCATCTCCGACTCGATGATGCGAGCGTTGTAGAAACCGGCGGGAATCGGTTCGAGCGGCTTGTTGGGCTCGACCTGAGAAGCGTCGAAACGAAGCAGTGCCATTGCGTCCTCCTACTGTGTCTGGATCTTGTTGAAGATACTACCGAGGTCAGGTTGCTCTACCGCCGCAAGTGACCCTGACCGGTCCTTTGCAACGTATTGGAAGTCTGGTTGAGTTTGCAAGAATCGATAAGAACTACCGTCTTGCGCCTTGCCGATACCGAGGCGGAAAACCTCGTCGAAGAAGTACGGCAGCAGAGGTCCGAGCTTCGAACCTGGCATCGATGGCCCGTACTTCACGACGCCGGTCACGTCCTCTTTGAACGACTCCTCTTTCGCCGAGAAGTAGACGTGTTTTGAGGGCATGTCGCGAAACGAGCGAACCAGCTGGGACATGCGGTCTAGCAACTCGCCGTATGCCTGGCGCGGGTCTTTGACACCATGCTTTGCCTTGGCAAGGACGACCTCTCCAATCTCTGTGATTGAGTCGAGGCACACAGTCTGGAACTGCTGTGCCTCGCGTGAGTACAGGCACCAACCGTACGCCTCGGACAAGTCCTCTAGTGAGTGAATCTCAAGGACCGGGATGGAGACTCGACGGAGGGACAGCAAACCCGCCTCGGCCGAGAGTATGACAGGCGCCGGAGCAGTCGCGCACAGAACAGTCTTACCGACTCCCGCCGGTCCGTACGTCAAGACCTTGCAACCATTGAAGGCCGCTCGGTCTGTTGTGGAAAACCGGAGGCTCACAGATTGTCCAAGGCAGCTTTCGCTGCATCCTTGAGACTCTTACCACGGCGTAGAAGGGAGTAGAATGCTCGGCGGCAACGACGAGGCATCTTTGCCGCAATGCGCTTGATCTTGTCCTGCTTGGTCTTCTCGTCTTTGAGTGCTTTGACGTTCTCATTGGTCAATTCATGTTGACTCATTTGATGAGCACTCCTTTGGTCTGGCGACGTTTCGCTGCAATGTCGGCGAGAACGAGTTTCGGTCTGGCGATCTTGAGCTGCTCGAGACAGCGGGTCAACTGCTCGGTGATCTCGTCGAGGCCTCGAGAACCCATCTTGCTGAAGCAAAGCACCAACGAATCCTCGGACTCGTTTGGCGGGACCTCGATCTCGAAGGTAACGCCACGGCTGCCGGCGTGGACGCGAAGTTGAGCCTCCTTTGCAACTCGGAACTTCATTAAGACTCCTGATCCTTTTGTGTGCCAGTCGCCGGCACTGGCTCCGATGCCTCGATCTCGGCCTGCGCGCTCAGCGCGGTCGCCCTGTCCACCAGCATCAGACGGCCGCCGATCTCGCGCTCCCACAACCAGATGCAGCCCGGCGTCGAACTCGTGTGCTTCCAACCCTTGCTGCGCAGGAAGGCGTCGATGCGATGATCCAGC